TCATGCGGCAGGCGCAGCTGGTGGGCAGGACTGGCAAGCCAGACCTGCAGCATGAGCGTGTCTATGCTGCTGTGCAGGGCATAGGTGGCTGGTACGAGCTGTGCAGCAGCGAGAACAGTGGGGCTGACAGGGCTGCCTTTATGAAGGCATACGAGGCTGGTACCAAGCGTGCACAAGATGCTGTCATTTTGGCTGCTGTGCCAGAGCTGGCTGCACCAGAGCTGCTGGCACTGGCGAGCGGAGCAGGTCAGTCATGAGTGCCGAGCAGCTGGTGGCTGACACTGTTTCTGGTCTGCCCTGGTGTGGCCCTGACACGCATGTACAGGTGCAGACTGGACAGGGCAGGCTGTGGCGCAAGGCGTGGACTACAGGGGCACCTGGCCTGCTGGTGGTCTATGACGAAGATCACGATGTGTGGAGCCTGACCCACAAAGGCACTGGCAAGGCAGTGGTCAGGATCAGCTCTGGTATGGTGCAGGCACTTAGGCATGCTGCCTATCAGCTGCACCAGCTGGACTGGACTGGCGACGAGGAAAGTATCACAGAGCAGCACCACCAGGCAGCCACTGAGGTGGCCACAGCACTGGTGGCAAAGGTGGGTGCGTCCACAGTGTAGCCTGCCGGAATGGACGCAAGTGGCCGGGATGCAGGCGTAGGGTACTGCACTGTCATCCCCGATGTGAAGCTCCCGGCCAGCCCAATAATCACCACAGAACGAGAGGACAGAATATGAACCGGGATCAGATACTGCAGCTGGCTCAGCTGGCACTTAGTACACGAGACGCAGACCTATTGGCCAGGGCAGTGCAGGAGCTGCAGCAGCTTGGCCAGCGTTCCCCATTGCCACTATTTGAGCAGCAGCCAGCAATGGCAGCAGCTGAGCTGTCTGGCCACAGCCTGGCCAGTGCCCTAGATAACCTTCCGCCTGCTGTCGTGCAGCCCGTACAGCCCGTGCAGAATGGTGGCAATGGCAGGCAGCAGGCTGCAGCCAGCCTGCTTAATGCGTGGCACGAGCGTTTTGGGCTGGACAGCAGGACTGGCACCACTGATGTGATCACCGCATGTGCAATGGAGTCTTTTAGAAAGCCCATCATGGCTCTGTGCCCAGAGCTGCTGGCAGATAAGCTGACTGGCCACAGACGTGGCCGCATCCTAGTGGACATGCTAGACAGCATTAATAGGCTGGCAGCAGCTGGTGGGTCAGCCTACATGCTCTGGCAGGTCAGCCACCAGGGCAGGCGGTTTATTCTGTCTGTGCGGGATCAGCACTAATGGCTAGGCTGCACTTGCCAGCAATGGTCAGCAGTGCTGCCGACACGTGGAATACACCACCAGAGCTGATCAGCCTGCTGCATGCAGGCTGGCCAGCTGGTGTGGCTCTAGACCCGTGCAGCAATGCCACCAGCCTAGTGGCAGCCAGGCACAGCCTGACAGAGTTAGACGATGGCCTGCAGGCTGACTGGAGCCAGTTTGTCAGCCCACAGGAGCTGGTGTATGTTAATCCGCCATACGGCACAGCCCTGCCAAGCTGGGCAGCAGCTGTGGACAGGCAGCACTTGGCTATGGCCAGTGCCAAGCTGGCACACTGCATCGTGACCCTAGTGCCTGCTAGGACTGATACGAGGTGGTGGCGGGTGCTGGTGGCAGCCAGCAGCTCTGTGATCTTTCTGCAGGGCCGGGTCAAGTTTCTGCAGGGTCCTGATGGCAGCAGCTGTGGTGCTGCACCGTTCCCCAGCGCACTAGTGATACACAGGCACAGGACAGCAAGGGCAGCTAATAAGCTGCAGGCTGAAGCTGCCAGAGCTGGTGCATGGGTGGTCAGGCAGGCTGGCTGGGTGAAGCGTCATGAGCCGTAGGCTGTCGTGCTGCTCTGTGTGTGCCAGACTGTTTGGCTATCTTGACCAGCAGCACCGCTGCCAGACCTGTGCAGCTACTGCTGAGAGACTAAGCGCACCACAGCAGGCAGTCAGGCCAGGCACTGCTAAGGATGCCCATGGCAGAGAGTGCAGCCGCTGCTTTATATGGCAGGACTGGAGCCAGTACTACAGGTGCAACACTAGGCCCAGTGGCTATATGGCCACCTGCAAGCACTGTTTCAACGACCAGAAAAAGGCGAGCCGCCATGCTGGCCTGTAACCTGTCTGCACTGCTGAAACGGCAGGCCACACTGGCTGATAGGGCTGCCCTGCTGCACGAGGCACTAAAGGCAGCTGACCACCTACTGGCTGCCCTGCACGAGTGCACCGTGACACCTACAGCCACAGCACTGGCAGCTGTGGCCAGTGCAGAGAAACGATATGCAGAGATCAGGGCCAAAGTAGACGGACACAGGCAGCATGGCTGACAGCAGGGCTGCTGTGCGCCATCCTGTATCAGGGGCAGCACTGTATGGCAGAGAACGTGGACGAACGCAGGGTCAGTGTGGCCCTGCTGGTCAAGCAAGTAGAGCAGCTGGCTGGCAGTGTGGTGGGCATCCTAGTGGAGCTGGGCGACGTGAGAGAGCAGCTGGAGCACCTAGCAGAGCTGGAGCATGCAGAGCTAGGCCACAGCTGACAGGAGCTAAGGTGGCAGCAGAGCGTGACCCAGAGGACAGAATAGACAGCAGCCTGATCCCGCCGACGGCTAGGGCCTGCCACGGGTGCAGGACAGTCAAGCCAGTGGACCGCTTCCCTGCCCCTGATACTGTCAGGCCACTCTGCTTTAGCTGCACACAGGCATGGATGCTGTACAGGATCAAGCCAGACGGCAGCTGGGCTAAGTTTCCCTGTACTGGCTGCGATGTGCTAGTCAGGGCACCTGCCAGCCATCAGGCAAGCAAGGCCAGGCTGTGCCTGTCCTGCTATGAGGGCTGGCGTGCCTTCAGTGACGAAGTAGAGCGGCGCAACCGCAGGAAGGATCAGTAACCGTGAGACTGGAGCTGACTGGCTGGCATGCAGTGCCTAAGGCCAGGCCACGAGTGACCAGCAGGGGCACCTATATGCCCCCTGGCTATCAGGACTGGCTGAACGAGACAAGAGTGCAGCTAATGCTGGCGTACAGGGGCCACCAGCTGCTGGACGTGCCCGTGGCTGTGCAGGTGCTGATAGTGGCTGACAAAAAGCCACGAGGCGACTTGGATAACCTGCTAGGCGCAGTGCTAGATGCTGGCAATGGCCAAGTATGGAAAGACGACAGGCAGGTCCACAGCTGCAGCTGTGCCTGGCTGAAGCCATCAGCAGAGCAGCCAGCAGGGCTGGTGGTGGTGGTCGAGCCTGTGGGTGGTAGCAATGGCCAAAAGTAAGCGCACACCAGAGACTGCCGAGCGCATCATTACCCTGCTGAAGCTGGGTAACTATAGGGACCATGCCTACACTGCAGCTGGCATCAGTCATGACACTTTTTATAAGTGGCTGAAAGCTGACCCTGCATTTTCTGAAGCAGTGGAAAAGGCGGAAGCTGAAGCCATCAGCTTTCACATGGCCCAGATTATGAAGGCCAGCCGAGATGGAGTCTGGCAGGCCAGTGCCTGGTATCTGGAGCGCAAGTATCCCGACCGCTTTGGCAGGCAGGACAGGCGGCCTGAAGGTGCAGACAGGCAGGAGATTGTGATCCGATGGGCCGAGGACCAGCAGTGAAGCCAGATAAAAAGGCCAGCAGTGGCAAGCAGGAAAGCCAGCAGGTCAGGATGCCCGAAGGCATCAGTATGACCCCAGTGGCAGACCTGCTGCCGTATGCCCGCAATAGCAGGACACACAGCCCTGCCCAGATAGCCAAGCTGGCTGCAGCCATCAGAGAGTTTGGCTGGACAGTGCCGATACTGGTAATGGCCGACGGCACGGTAGTGGCGGGTCACGGGCGGCTAGAGGCGGCTAGGCAGCTGAAACTAGAGCAAGTGCCCACCATAGACGTTAGCCACCTGGACGAGGCGCAGATGCGTGCCTACGTGATAGCTGATAACAGACTGGCCCTAGATGCTGGCTGGGACGAGGACCTATTGGCCAGCGAGGTACAGCAGCTGCTGGCCGACGACTTTGCTGTAGAGCTTCTGGGCTTCAGTGCCACAGAGCTGGGGCAGCTGCTTGGCACAGAGCCAGACGAGGTCTACACGCGAAAAGTAGAAAGCCCGGTGTATGTGCCCACTGGCCCCATGCCAGCCCTGTCAGAGCTGTATGACGATACCCGCACCAGGCAGCTGCTGGCAGAGATAGACGCAGCAGAGCTGCCAGAGGACGTAAAGGCGTTCCTGAGAGTGGCTGCACACAGGCACACTGTGCTGCACTTTAGGAAAGTGGCTGAGTACTATGCCCACAGCGACGAGACAGTGCAGGGGCTAATGGAGTCCAGTGCCCTGGTCATTATTGACTTTGATCAGGCCATCGAGCGGGGCTATGTGAAGCTGACAGAGCAAGTGCTAGCCCAGTATCAGGCTGAGTATGGGGCAGAGAGTCAGGATGCGTAACACTGACTTTTGCGTGTTTATCCTGACCCACAAACGACCCGACAGAGTGACCACCTATAACACTCTGAAGCGTGCTGGCTACACTGGGCCACTGTTTCTGGTGGTAGACGACGAGGACCCCACACTAGCTGACTATCAGCGCAAGTATCTAGGCAAGGTGCTGACCTTCAGCAAGCAGCAGCTGTGGCAGCAGTTTGACATGGGCGACAATAGGCCAAGCAGGGCCACTGTGACCTATGCCCGCAATGCGTGTTTCGACCTGGCTAGACAGCAGGGCTTCAGATACTTTGTGCAGCTGGACGATGACTATCAGCAGCTGCTGTGGAAAACAGACCACCAGCTAAACTATGTGGAAAAAAAGATCAAAGACATCGAGGCAGTGTTTGACATCATGCTGGACTATTACAAGTCCATACCTGCAGCCAGCATAGCGATGGCACAGAATGGCGACTATATAGGTGGCAAGCGAGCTGGCATTGCTGCCAGCACTAGGCCACTGAGAAAAGCGATGAACAGCTTTTTTTGTGACACTGAGCGGCAATTTCAGTTTGTCAGCAGAATGAACGATGACGTGACCACCTATGTGACACACACTAGGCGTGGGGCACTGTTCCTGACTGTCCCCATGCTATCTGTGCAGCAAAAGCAGACACAGGCCAACAGTGGCGGCCTGACTGATATGTATCTGGAGAGTGGCACCTATCAGAAAAGCTTTTACACAGTCATGTACGAGCCAAGCTGCACTGTGGTGGCCGAGATGGGCGATGCCCACAGGAGACTGCACCACAGGATCAGCTGGCCTAACTGTGCCCCACTGATCCTGCCAGAGTGGTGCAGGAAAGCAGCCCGTGATAATCACTCTGCCTAAGCTGCACCAGCTGCAGAGAGAGATATACGAGCATCCTGCCAGGTGGAAGGTCCTAGCCTGTGGCAGGCGGTGGGGTAAGACCAGGCTAGCTGGCATTGCTGCCCTGACTGCTGCCATGCGTGGCCAGCGTGTGTGGTGGCTGGCCCCCACCTATGCCACCAGCGGGATCGGCTTCAGGCAGCTTAAGCAGCTGGTACAGGATGTGCCAGACGTCAGGATCAGGGACGGCGACAGAATGGTGCAGCTGCCCCTGATGGGCGGCGAGGTCTGGTTTAAGTCTGCAGATAGTGGAGACAGCGGGCTGCGTGGCGAGGGACTAGACCTGGCGATCTTTGACGAGGCTGCATATTGCCCCGAGGCTGTGTGGCAGCAGGCCATCAGGCCAGCACTGGCTGACCGCAGAGGCAAGGGGATTTTCATTAGCACACCAGCTGGCGACGGCGATTGGTTCCACAGGGCGTGGCAGCAGAGTGGCAGTAATGGCTGGCAGAGCTGGCAGCTGCCGAGCTGGACTAACCCACACTTAGATGCAGCTGAAGTAGAGGCAGCCAGAGCAGAGCTGCCTAGCATCGTGTTCCGGCAGGAGTTTGGGGCTGAGTTTGTGGCCAGCAGTGGCACCAGAGTCAGGCGAGAGTGGCTCAGGACTGGCAGGCCCACTGAGGCAGAGCTGGAGCGCAGCCGAATCCTGATGGGCGTCGACCTGGCCATCAGCACAAAGGACGGGGCAGACTACACAGCTGCTGTGGTGCTGGCCAAGCATGCCGACGGCAGAACGTGGGTCAGGGATGCAGCTAGGGTCAGGGCTGGCTTTCAGGATGTGCTAGCGTTCATCCGTGCAATGGCTGCCAAGCATGGCCCACAGGCTATCAGTGTGGAGCAGGTGCAGTATCAGGCAGCAGTGGTGTCAGAGCTGCTGCGCACTACTGATCTGCCTGTAAAGGGCGTCAGGCCAGACAGAGACAAAGTGACGCGCTTTCAGCCAGTAGAGGCAAGGCTAGAGCAAGGGATGATCATGCTAGACCCTGCCCTGCCTGATTATTTTCAGCAGGAGCTGCTGGCTTTTCCCCTGGGCGAGCACGATGACCTAGTGGACGCTATGACCTATGCCTGGGGCAGTGGGGCCAGAGTGCTAGAGTGGAGCTAGTCTGCAGCTGCTGTGGCGGCTAGGATGGCAGCAGCGAGGTGGCAATGGCTGACAATAGGCAGACTTTTAGTGGCCGCATTTTGGACACTGTGCGCCGGGCTTTCCGCCTTGGCCCTGCTGTAGTGGGCGAGAACGGGGCCAGCCTGTACCAGCTGGGCAGCCCCAGCCAGTATGACCCCACAGCCATACCACCTGAGCGATGGCTGGAGCTAAGCGTGGCTGTGTATGCCTGTGTCAGGCTGCGTAGCCAGGCTCTGGCCAGTGTGCCACTGGTGGTGTACCGAAAGACCAGCACTGGCCTGCAGGCTGTGCCTGACCACCCACTGGCTGAGCTGCTGCAGTTTGTAAATCCCCACTGGACGCCAGCCAGGCTGTGGCAGATGACCGAGGCCAGTCTGTGCACTTGGGGCAGTGCCTACTGGGTGCTGGAGCGTGGGGCTAATGGCAAGGGGCAGCCTAGCGAGGTCTGGTATGCAAGGGCTGACAAAATGCGGCCTATACCTGACCCGAAGGGCTACATCAGGGGATTTGTCTACGAGGATGGCCAGCGCAAGCTAGAGTTTTCCACAGGCGAGGTGATTTGGTTCCGGTATCCCCATCCTGCAGACGAATACAGGGGGCTGGCACCACTAGAGGCAGCCAGAGTGTCTGTGGAGTCCAGCGTCGACGCCATGCGCAGCAATGCAGCTATTTTCAGAAACGGCATGAGTCCTGGGGGCATCCTGAGTCCAGAGGACACCAGCGTCAGCTTTACCAGAGAGGAGCGAGAGCTGCTGGAGGCACAGCTGGCCAGGCGAATGGCTGGGGCAGACAGGCGGCATAGGCTGATGGTCTTTAGCCACAGAGTTAATGTCAGCACTCCGACCCTTAGCCCTAAAGACGCTGAGTTTATGGCCCTGATGGGATGGACACTCAACGATGTGTGTAGGGTCTATCAGGTGCCACCGATGAAAGTGCAGGATTTCAGCCGGGCTACCTACAGCAACGTGGAACAAGCAGATAAAGCCCTGTGGACTGACTGCCTGCTGCCAGAGTTATCTATGCTGGCAAGTGAGCTGACAGAGCAGCTGGCCCCCATGTTTGGCCCTGATCTGGTCGTTGACTTTGACACTGCTGGCATCAGGGCACTGCAGGAAGATCAGACCGAGATCACAGACCAAATGACTAAGCTAGCTGCACTGGGCGTGCCACTTAATACCCTGCTGCAAGCGTACAGGCCAGACCTGCTGCCTGAAGGTGGCACAGGATACAGCTGGGGCGACCAGCCACTGGCGTGGCAGATACCTGGTGTGGCACCAGCTGCACCACCGACCGTGCAGGCGGGTCAGGAGCCGCTGCCAGTGGCAGCAGAGCAGCAAGGGGCTGCTAAGGCGGTCAGCCCCCCTTTCCTGTCCAGCCTGGTGCCTGCATACGGTAGCACCAGGCATAAGGCAGAGCTGCGCAGCAGGGACAGGCTGATAGCTGGCATCGAGAAACGCATGGCCGATGCCTATATGGTCTGGGCCGAGGCACTAACTGCAGACGTGCAGGCAAGGCTGGCTGTAGGGGCTAAGGCAGCTGGTGACGTTGGGGACGTTGACCCTGACGATCCGTTTGACAGGCAGGAATGGCAGCAGGCTGCACTAGAGGGGATGGGGCCATATATCCGAGAGGCAGTGGAGCGTGGCGGCACTGTGTCTGCAGCAAGGATAGGCAGTGTGGTCCGTTTCAATATTGGCAGCCCTGAGGCGCGTGCTTTCCTGAGAGCCAGAGAACAGCGGTTTGTGGAGCAGATCACAGAGAGCCGCTGGCAGGCACTGAAGGTCAGCCTGCAGGCTGGCATAGATGCTGGCGAGGACATTCTAGCCCTGAGTGACAGAGTGCCTGCACAGGTAAGGCCGATCAGGAGCAGTGCCGAGACTATTGCTAGGACTGAAGTGGTGGGGGCGATGAACGGTGGCACCGAGCTGGCTTTCAGGCAGAGCGGTGTGGTGGCCCAGAAAGCCTGGCTAGCTGCACTGGACGACCGCACGAGAGAAAGCCACACCGAGGCGCATGGCCAGACTGTGGCTGTGGGGGCCGACTTTGTACTGACTGGTGGGGCAGGTCCTGCCCCTGGCCAGATCACTGCTGATGGTGGCAGTGTCCCAGAGGAAAACATAAATTGCCGTTGCACTCTGGTGGCTGTGCTGGGGCCAGCTGCTGGTGACAGGGCTGGTGACTTTGCTGGTGTAGAGGCAGAGCGAGCCGAGGAGTCTATCTAGTGCCAGTGACAGACTTTCCCAGACCAGGCGATGACAAGCCAGTGACGCTGGCTAGTAGCCAGTGGCCCGTGTTCCCTGTGGGCGAGGCACAGGAGCTAAAAGACGAGTGGCCAGCTATCTGGGCTGAAGGTGGCAACATTAGAGGAAACAGACAGTTTTCCCTGCTGGCACCGATGGCCAGAGAGCGTCGAGGGCCAGAGACACCAGCCGAGGAAGCTGCAGTTAGGTTGCGTGAGGCGTGGGTGGCCCGCCATTATAGGGATCACCAGCTGCCAGGCGTGGTGGCACAGGTAAAGTGGCTGGCTATAGGCAGCCGAGGGCTAGACCACATGCGAGAAGTGCTGACTGAGGCAAAAGACAAGATCAGGCAGGACAGCAAGCAGCTGCACAGCCTGACTGCCAGCCTGCTGGGCACACGGGCTGCCACCACTGATGATCTGGCCAGCCTGAAGGGCTACGAGCATGACGATGAGCTGCCTGGCCCTGAGGTCTTTACCTTTGTGGTCACTAATGGCCAGCGAGACAGGCAGGCCGAGATAGTGGACCCTAATGGCTGGTCTTTTGACAGCTATGCACAAAATCCTGTGATCCTAGATGGCCACCAGTCAGGCAGCATTACAGACATTCTGGGGCGTGGCCTGCCACCGCTCAGGCGGGTAGGCGACGAGTGGCATCTAGATGTGGTGCTGAGCGGCTGTGATAAGGGCAGACTAGCGCGGCGCTTGATTATGGAGGGGGCACTGCGTACTGTTAGTGTGGGTTTTGTGTCTAAGCGCAGAGAACGTGGCGAGGACGGCGTGCTTATACACAGAGACGTTGAGTTACTTGAGGTGTCACTGGTGCCCATCCCTGCTAACCCGGCTGCACAGCTGGTGGGCGTGCGTGCCAGCAAGGCAGCTATTCCTGCACAGGAGCTGCCAGTAGACCTGCAGGCTGCATGGGATGGTGCGGCAGCAGAGCAAGCAGTGCGAGTCTGGGCCAGCAGTGACGGCAGTGGCAATCCTGCCACTATTGACTGGAGCCGCTACCGTCAGGCGTTCCTGTGGGTAGACGAGAGCCAGCCAGAGCTGCTGGGCAGTTACAAGCTGGGCGTGGCCACTGTGCGTGATGGCGAGCTGGTGCTGGTGGCTGCTGGTGTGGCTGCAGCTGCTGCTGCTCTGGGTGGTGCCCGTGGTGGTGTGGACATTCCTGCTGCTGACCGCCAAGCTGTAGCCAGTAGCCTGGACGAGTACAGGCAGCAAGTAGAGGCAGCCAGGGCAGACGCCGAGGGCGTGCAGACAGAGCAGGATGGTATGGGCTATCAGGATCAGACCAGCAAGGCAGGCAGAGTGATCAGCAGGCAGAACGAGGACGTGATCCGGCAGGCCAGGGACATGGCTATGGGGCTGGTCGAGGCACTTGACCAGCTGCTGGCACAGGTGCCCGGCGAGATGCCCCAAGTGGAGCCAGCCGAGGAATATCCCCCAGAGCTGGAGTCTGATGGTGTGGTAAAGCAGCAGCGAGAGCTGCATAACGAGCTGGCCCTGCTGCTGCGGGCCGTAATGGAGGGCTAGTGGCGATGGACGATCTGAAGCAGGCCGTGGCTGACCTGGCAGCGCGGTATAAGGCAGTGCACGATGGCCTGCCCACTGAGGCGAAGCTGCGTGAGCTGGTCAGCGAGATGCTGCCTGCTGATGGTGCTGGAGCCAAGCTGCGCGCCACTAAGGGCGATGCCAACACTGTGGGCAGCAAGTATGGTGCTTTTGGTATGAAGTCAGGCGACGTGCAGTTTCTGCATGACCTGATGATGGGCAGCAAGTCTGGCCCCAGCCCCGAGCTGCGTGAGGCGTATGCCACTGTCAGCCATAACTATATCCCTGAGACTAAGGCAGCTGCAGTGCCCTGGACGAAGAGCACGCTGAACGAGGGGGCTGCTGGCTATGGTGCCCAGCTGATCGGCGTTCAGTATGTGCAGGAGCTGTGGGAGTCTGCACGGGAGCAGAGCCAGATTTTCGGCAATCTGGAGTCCTTTGTTATGACTGCCCCCACTGCTAACCTGCCCATCGAGGCAGATATGCCAGAGCCGTATTTCCTTGGGGAAAACACGACGGATAATACCTTCCTGACTGCTACTGCGCGGCCTGGCACCAGGTTTGTTAATGTGGCAGCCAAAAAGATGATTTGGAATCTGCTGGCCACTGGTGAGCTGGTAGAGGATAGCTTGATCCCGTTCATCCCCTACATGCGCAGTCAGGTGGCGCGTGCTCTGGCTTTCTATGCTGACAGTGTGATCCTTAATGGGGACACCACCACTGCAGCGACGGGCAACATTAACAGCGACGATGCTGCCCCCACCAGCACTAAGTTTTACCTGGCTTTTGACGGCATCCGTAAGGCTGCACTGGTAGATAACACTGCAAACGCAGTTAACTTTGCTGGTGCCCCTACTGTGGCTCTGATCAGCAGCCTGCGTAATAAGATGATCGATAGCACCTACCTGCAGGACTGGTCTAATCCCCAGAACCGTCAGGACCTGATTTTCGTGTGTGATCCCCAGACCTACCACACCATCAGTGCTCTGGACGCCTTTAGGGCTGTGAACGAGTATGGGCCTGATGCCACCATCCTGAAGGGCGAGATCGGGTCTATCTTTGGCCATCCTGTCATTAGGACGATGGCTATTGGCCTGACTGAAGCTGACGGCAAGATCAGTGCAGCTGTCCCAGCCAATAACACTAAGGGTCAGCTGGTCTGCTTTAACCGGAACGGGTTTAAGGTGGGCCTGAAAAATGACACTCAGATCAGCCTGGTGCAGCGGCCTGACATGGATCAGCATGCTCTGGTGGCCCGCATCCGGTTTGGGCTGGGGCGGTATGCCCCCAGTGGCTCAGTGTCCAGCATCGAGTGTGCTGCAGTGGGCTACAATATCACCGTCTAAGGCAGGCAGTGACTGGCAGGGCAGGGGCACAGGTCCCTGCCCTGCTGCTAAGGGAGACGCAAAGTGGAAAAGCAGCCCGGCAGCATTAAGTGTGTGGAGGCGTACAGCTCTGCTGGCAATGTGTGGCAGCCAGGTCAGGTGGTAGACGATGCAGAGCTGATCCCCTGGCTGCTGCGTCAGGCACCGAGTGCGTGGGTGGCTAATGACCTGCAGGCCGAGGAGCCAGTGAAGGTCAGCAAGCAGGTCCGAGGGTCCGTGGCCAAGTGACAGCCATCAAAGAAATCGTTGGGCTGCCACTGGCCCAGCGCACAGGTAATACCTATGGCGATGCTGTGCCACTGTGGGTCAGTCAGGAGCTGGCAAGCGATACACATGATGGCTACCTAAAGCAGGCCACCTTAGTGGTCAGCCAGACTGCAGGCAGTGGCAATAATGCTGGGCAGTACTTTGCAATTCATCTAGAGGGCAGCTTAGACGGCAGTACTGGCTGGGTAAAGCTGCCGCACACTGATACCATCCTGCTGACTGGCAATGGAGCTGCAGAGTACAGTGCTACTGTGCAGGGGCCACTTACCCCGTGGGTCAGAGTGGCTGCTGAGATCAATGGCACTCCTAATGCTACCTTCAGCGTGATAGCACTGGCACAGAGCTGATGGCTATTACTAATGGCTATTGCACTCTAGCTGAGCTAAAGGCCAGGCTGAGTATTGAGCCTGCAGACACACAGGACGATGCCATTTTAGAGGCATGCGTCGAGGGGGCCAGCAGACAGATAGACCGCTACACTGGCACACGGTTTTACACTGCTGGCAGTGAGGTCAGGTATTACACAGCCTGTGACCCACTGAGGGTCTTTATTGACGATGCTGTATCTGTGGCCAGTGTCTATCAGGACCTGCAGTTAGACAGGACCTACAGCGACCAGATACCCAGTGTGCAGGGCTACGAGCTGCTGCCTGATAATGCAGCCAGTGTGGGTGTGCCATACCAGCAGCTAGCTCTGGTGCCACAGGCTGGTAAAACCTTTATCACTGCCCGTCGTGGCATTAAGGTCACAGGGGCCTGGGGCTGGTCTAGCACTGTGCCACCTGCTGTGAAACAGACCTGTCTGCTGCTTAGTGCTGCTCTGTTCCGTCGCAAGGATGCCCCTTTTGGCGTAGCTGGTGGTGGCGAGGTGGGGCAGGCCATACAGCTGGCAGCGATGGACCCCCAGGCACGCATACTGCTGGCCCCCTTCAGGCGTCTGGCTGTAGTGGACCTGGCCTGATGGCTGCTACTGGCAGTGGCGTCAGGCTAGATGTCAGGCTAGATGGCTGGGAGCGGCTAGTGGCCAGCCTAGCCAGTGTGGCGCCAGAGCAGCGCGTGCGTCAGTTTCTGGACAGCACTGGCCTGCTGCTGAGAGACGAGGCAAGGCGCAGAGCACCTGTAAACAGTGGAGTCCTGCGCAGTCAGATTTTCCACGAGGTAGACAGTGCAGAGCCACCACAGTGGGTAGACGTTGGGGCTATGCCCCACTATGCCAAATACATGGAGTTTGGTACTGGCCTGAGGCACGACCATCCTAACTGGCCCAGAAAGCGGCATTTTGGCTATGTGCTGGAGCAAGGTGCACACTGGCAGCCAGTCCCAGGCCTGGTGTACTGGGCCAAGCGCAAAGGCATGGGAGCACCAGAGTCAGCAGCCAGGGGGCTGATGGTGGCTATAGCTAGGCGAGGTGGTCTAGACCCCAGACGCTATCTGCGTGGCCCCATCGAGGACCTGAGGGGCAGAGTGGCTGACCGTTGGGCTAGTGTCTTTTCTGGGATTGTCAGGGACGTGAGTGGTGGCCTGTGAATATCAGCAGCATTAGGGACGGCATTAAGGTCAGGCTGGCCACCATCAGTGGCCTGAGAGCCTATGACGTGCTGCCTGATACCTTTGCCCCACCAGCTGCCCTAGTAGCCCCACCAGTTAGCGTGACCTATGGCAGCAGTCTGGGCAGGGCACATGACAGCGTGCAGCTGGTGGTCAGAGTGCTGGTGGCTAAGGCGTCAGACCGTGCAGCACAGGACAAGTTAGACACCTACCTAAGCACTGGCACCAGCACCAGTGTGGCCGATGCTATTGAGGGCGACACCAGCTTGGGTGGTGCAGCTAATCTGGCGCGAGTATTGAGTGCACAGCAGGTGGGCGTCTATGATTATGCTGGCGTGCCACTGCTGGGGGCAGAGTTTACCATCGAGGTCATAGCGTGAAGGCGGCGACCGGGATTTTCCATGACGAGTCTGCCACTGAGTGGCAGCCTGGTGACAGCGTGCCTGACTGGCTGATCGAGGTGGCCCCATGGCTGCTGGACGATGGCCATGTAGTGGCCGACGATGCAGAGCTGCCTGACGGCGGCAGCAAGGCGACCAACACTGAGTCAGTGGTAGATGACAAGGCCGACGCAGCAGACGATGCTGACGACGAGACTGGAGCACTCTAATGGCGTTTGCTGCAGGAAAGTCTGCCAGAGTCTTTGTCAGCCAGCATGACCTGAGCGGGATGCTAAAGCAGGTCAGCGTGAGCCTGACTAAGGATGTGCTGGACACTACCTGCTTTCAGGACAGCTCTAGAGAGTTTATTGAGGGGCTGCGCAACGGCAATGCCAGCATGTCAGGGCTTTTTGATGCAGCTGCAGCTGCCAGCCCGAATAATGCTGGCTCTGATGTGATCCTGTCAGCTCTGGCTACAGACACCAGCACAGAGCCTGTGTCTATCTTTCCTGCAGGCGACACTAACAGCGGCGGCGTGGTGCAGTTTGGCTACACAGCCAGTGTCTGGGCTGGGTCATACGAGACTGGTGCTACCTTTGATGGCCTGACCACTGTGGCCGCTGCCCTGCAGGCCAGCGGTGGCTTTAAGCGAGCCATGGCTGCTGTGCCCTATCCTGCTGCAGCCTATACGGCGACCCAGACCTTTGGCGCGTGGGACTACACCACCACCAGCACTAATGGCCTGACTGCCACTTATCACATGCCTTTTTACACCAGTGGCACCTACACAGTGATCATCGAGGATAGTCCTGATGCCGTGACCTACACGACGAGGATCACTCTGACCCTGACTGGTGTGGGCAGTGGCACCAGCAGCTGGGCAGGCACTGCTGCCCGGTATGTCAGGGCCAGAATATCTGCAGTGGGTGCAGGTGGCTTTTTCCACGTCAACGTTAGCCGATAAAGGGGGCATACCGTGGCTTTTATTGCTGGCAAGTCTTACAAAGTCAAGCTAGGCACCACTGATGTCAGTGCCTACATTACCAATGTGAGCCTGTCCCTGACTAAGGACGCACTGGAGACTACCACCCTGGGCGACGGCAGCAGGGACTATATTGAGGGTCTTAGGACTGGCTCTATTAGCCTGTCAGGCCGAAACGACTTTGTTTCTGGTGCTATTGACGAGACACTGGCTAATGCGTTCCTGAATAGCAATCTTGTGACGTTCAAGCTAAACCCGACTGGTGCTGCCACCAGCACCACTAGTGCGCCGTTCTACACTGGCAGCATGTGGGTCACTGCCTATGAGGGGCCTGCTGCCTTTGATGGTGTGGCCAGTTTCAGTGCTACACTGCAGGTCAGCGGTGCTATTACCAGGGACACTAGCGGGACCGCTTTCTAAAGGCAGGCATAATGACCACCACCAGAGCAAGTATCCTAGACGCACTGAAAGCTAAAGCAGTGCCACTGGAGCTGCCTGGTGGTGTGCAGGTGCGCATTAGAGAGATGAGCGTGCGAGAGCGGCTGCAGTGGCGCCGCGAGTGCATGCAGGGCGAGGAGCTGTCAGACGACTGGGCACTGTGGGTGGTGCAGCACTGCACTCTGTTGCCTGACAGTGACGAGCAGCTGTGGGCCAGTGTGGCTGAAGTGGACGGGACCGAGGCTGTGCTGTCAGTCCTGATCCGGGAAGTGCTGCAGGTTAATGGGCTGCGGGAGGGCGCAGTGCGTGAAGCTGCCGAGGATTTTCCACAGTCCCAGACTGGCGAGGAGTCTACGAGCTAGCTGAAAAGCTAGGCATGCCTGCCGAGGTGCTGATGGACAGCATGGGCAGTGCAGAGCTGACCCAGTGGTATGGGCTGTGGCGTCTGCGTAATATGGAAGCAGAGCAGGAACGGCTAAAGGCCACAGCTGCCAGCAGGATCAGGAGATAGCCCAGTGTCTGATGTGCAGCTGCGTCTAAGGATCGAGGCAGCACTAGGCAATACAGCTGAAGCCATTAAGGCACTGGGTGGCAGCCTAGCTGATCTGGGTGGCAAGGCAGGCCAGGCTGGTGAGGCTGCTAAGCGGCTAGGGTCAGACTTTGGCAGACTGACTGCCAGCTTTACTGCAGCCAACGTGGGCGCACAGCTGGTGGTGCAGGGGCTGCAGCAGCTGGCCAGTGCCTTTACTGCACCAGTAGAGGAAGTCATAGACGCTGAGCGGGCTATGGCCAGGCTAGAGGGCGTGATGCGTGGCAATGCTGCAGCCATTGCTGAGCTGACTGCTGCTGGTGCACAGCTGGCTGGCGCACAACCGTTTTTTGACGATGACAGCATAGCTGCAGCCCAAGCCACTCTAGCCACTTTTGGGGCTATGCCACAGGCCATCGAGCAGCTGCTGCCACTGATCTCTAACCTTGCCATTGCAAACGGCATGGAGCTGTCTGATGCAGCCCAGACTGTGGCGCAGGCGTTGACTGGCCAGACCAGAGCACTGGCCATGATGGTGCCTGAGGCAAAGGGGGCTAGCAGCCAGCTAGAGGTCCTGCAGGCACTGCAGAGCAGTGCAGGCCGTACAGCAGAGACTGCAGCTAAGCTGCAGGCTGGTCTGACTGGCAGCCTGGCTACCCTTAAGACACAGACTGGCGAGGCAGCGCAGGCAATAGGCGATCAGCTAGCCCCAGCCCTGCAGTCTGCTGCTGGTTATCTGGCCAGCTTTATGGCTGCTGCACCAGGCGCACTGGCTGGGCTGACTGAGAGCCTGACTAAGCTGGGCAGGACCGAGTGGGCACAAAATCTGAAGGCAGGTTTTACCAGCTTGGCCGAGGCTGCCCTGCTGCTGGGTCAGTCTGTGGCCAGCATCGTGCTGCCAGTCCTAAAATCGATCTGGGAAGTGGCCAAGCCAGTGCTGTCCAATATGGCTCTGGGCTTCCGTGGGGTCAGCGACGCCATTCTGTTTGTGGTGCGCAAAATGGCTGAGCTGATCGAGGCGTTTAAGGCAGGGGCCAGGACTGTAGGGGCGTTTTTTGGCGGCCTTATAGGTGGTGGCAGCTTTAAGGCTGCCATGGACGAGGTAGCCCGGCTCAGGACAGAGCTGCAGACCACTGGCAAAACAGCCGTCGATGTAAAGCAGTCTTTTGCCGAGATCAAGCTGCCAAAGTTTGACCTAGATGCAGTGAAGCGTGGCCTGACACTGGCTGGGACCTTTGACACTAAGCCACCTGCTGCAGGTGCAGCTGCTGATAGGGTCAGCAGGTCACGAGAGACACTGGGGCCACCAGTGCCTAAGGTGGCTGCAGCAGATATGCGGTCTGTGGAGTGGTCTGATGCCCAGCAGCGGTGGGCTGAGACTGTGGACACTGCCATGCAGGGCATTGCTGCCACACTGCTGGACGGTAGCAAGCAGGCAGTGTCTGCCCTGGTCAGTGGCACAGAGATCGGCACAGCAGAGCTGACCAAGGGGCTGATTAATGCAGCCAGTCTGTTTCTGGGTCCGTTTGGTGCCCTGGGTGCACTGGCTGCTGAGGCCATCGGCGGTGTCATTAAGAACGTCGAGGACACTGCCAAGATCATGAGTAGTGCCATGGAGGGTCTGGACACCGAGACACGCATCAGGCTGAGTCAGCAGGCCAGGGACGAGCAGCTAGCTGCAGACCAGCACAGGAATGGCATCGAGGTATTTTGGCGTGGCTTGACTGGCCAGAGCCAAAAAGAACATGCACAGAAAGTGGCAGCCCTGAGGCAGCAGATCAATGACGAGCAGCAGCATCAGGAGCAGCTAAGGGAGCTGGAGCGTCGCGAGGCTGAGCGCACTGCTGCTGAAGTCAGGGCAGCTATGCTGAAGGCCGCAGAGTTTCAAGCTGGGGTCAGCACCACCAGTGCCAGGCTGGCCATCGAGGAAGCCCTAAAAAGTGGGGCCATTACTGAAGCCGAGGCGCGCTTTCAGAGAGCCAGGCTGACTGCTGGCGAGCAGCTGGTGCGAGAGGCTGGTGGGCAGGCCACCCAGCTGGGTCAGCTGGGGCTGGCTGCCTTTAGCAGGCTGACACCAGAGCAGACAAAGGCAATTGCTGAGGCTGCCAGGTCTGGTGACACTGCCACAGCTGCAAGGCTGCTGGAGCAAGCCACTGCCATAACACTGGACAACGAGGCTAGCTTGGGCTTTGTCCTAAATCTGGTCCGTGGGCTGGCGTTGGAGCTAGACAAGCCAGCAGGCATGGATGCCACAGCCCCTGCAGGTGGTGTCAGCAAGCCAGAGCAGGACGTGCCTGGGGCCACACCAGAGCGACCGCTTTATAGCTTTGTGACTAACCCAGAGGACTTCTCCCGATATGCCTTCATGCCCCGCAGTTTTTCCTTCAGACCTAGCATGGTGTCTAGCAGGGCAGTCAGCTCTGGCAGGGCGTTAGGGGCTGCAGTGTGATCACACAGGACAGGAACGGCAATAATCTGCCACAGCTGGACGTAGACACAGGCAGCATGCAGTGGTCAGCCAGGCTGGTCTACACAGCTGGCAGCATGACCAGTACCACCAATTGGGTCTTTTATGAGCTGCCCCCTGAAGCCATAGTTAGCAGGCAGCGTGCTGGCCAGCTTGACGGGCTAACGTGGACCCTCAGCCTAGAGGTGCTGGCTAATGCCCTGCCAGAGACTACTGAGCCACTGTCCTACTATCAGCTGCAGATAGACCTAGTGGACGATGATGGTAATCGGTGGCCATATTTCACTGGCATAGTGGACAGCATAGCCGAGACACAGGCACTGCAGGACGGCGGAATAGTCCAGACACTTACCCTGGAGTGCTATGGCGTGATGCAGCTGGCCAAGCGGTACGAGCCTACCTTTTGGAGCCGCTTTGGTCCTACTGCCAGCCTAACTGGCAACCTTAGCGGCTATGTGGTCAGACGCTATGCCACTGTGGCCACTACAGCTGTGGTGGGCTGGACTGGCAGTGTACCTGGTGCATGGCACAGCCTAGATGCCACCGTCGCAGCCAGCATACAGGTGGCCAGCACTGACAGCTTTTCTGTGCTGTATGTGTATGGCGTTGACTACACTGTGACCACCACTGATGGCCAGCAGCTGGCTCTGACTTTCCCTGGCCCGGTGGCACCTGCTGCCACCATCTATGTGCGCTGGCTGGAGCCGCAATTCTTTGCCATACCCTACAGCAGCAGTGTGACGAGTGCGTGGCTGGTAATCCCTGACGGTAAAACCTACTGGTATGACACGCCTAGGCGCAGCATTACTGATACTTTTCAGACCTATGCTGCAGCTGGCTGTACCAGCTCTGTGATCACCGTGCAGGACCCAGAGCCGTACAAGAGTGGTGCAGCTGTGGTAGCGCAAGCAGCCCCCTTCAGCACTGACTATCTGGCATGGACTAAGACCGACGGCACCGAGGAAGTCAGAGCCATTGCCAGTACTGATGCAGCTGGTGTGATCACACTGTCAGTGGCTTTTACTGCTGCGCCTGCTAATGGTGATCCGATCCGGGTAGTGACTGCTGAGACGAAAAGGCAATGGACCCCCGGCAATGGCACCAGCGGCACTAGCCAGGGCAGCAGGATCAGGCTTTTTACCAGTGGTGGCGTCGAGTACAGCCGCACCAGCTTTCAGGTGGTGCAGGGTATTGGCAGAGCTGTGCCAGTACAGGGCAGGCACTACCTGACAGCAGAGAGAGTGCAGGCCACTGTCAGTGACCCGATCCGCTACTTTACAGAGGACCTGACTGCTGCTCTGGGCAGCAATGCCAGAATAGAAAGTGCGTTTTATAACCTGCTAAACAACGTGATCGTGCCTGCAGGCAGGGTCTATGTGGGCACACCTACTGGGGGCACTTATGGCGGCTTCATAATGCCTAATAAGGCACTGGCCGACGTTGTTGCAGAGCTGACCAAGCAGGCCATGCCAGGCAATGCGTTTCTACACGATGAGCCTGATGGCAGGATCAGCATTAGTGCCTACAGTCAGGCAGCTGTGCCTGTGGCCACTCTGGACGGCATTCTACAGGCCGATCTAGAGGCATTGCCCGAGCCAGTTACACAGGTGGTGGTGCTGGCCAAAGGTCCTGAGCGAAACGTGGCCAGCCTGTCTGGCCCCATTCTGTCCACTGGCTGGACTAACCCGGAGCGGCTTTTTGATGGCTCAAAAAACAGCACAGCCACCTGCACCAGTGGCAGTACTGTCACTTTTCAGCTGGCAGTCAGCCCCAGCTCTGTAGGGAACCGTCTTTTTACCGACATTCGTGTGTCTGGGTCAGTGGGCCTGCTGACTGTCAGGGTAGTGCGACTGAGTGCCAATATTGGGGGCACCAGTAGTGGTGGCTTTGTCCGTGGTGGCTATTGGACACTTAATGACCGAGAGGACACTGTGATCCCGTGGTCAGAGATAGCCCAGCTGGCAGCTGGTGGATATGGCTATGGCCAGCCATACGATAATGCGTGGCTGAGAGTGGAGCTGACTTTCTACAGCGATGACAGCTCTGGTGTGGCTGTGGCGCCAGTGGTCAGCGAGATCACTCTCAATACTGATGTCAGTGCAGCTTGGGCTGCAGCACTCAGCAGCGACACTAGTGGCACACCACCTACTGGCTGGAGCACTCTGGCCACCGATAAGCAGGTAGGCAGTGTGTGGTGGCAGCGCAGCACTCTAAACCGTGGCAGCTTTAAGTATGCTTCAGACAGGCTGCTGAGACGCATCCTGCCCAGCTACAGTGCCAGCTGGAGCAGCGTGGCACACAGGCAGACCGTGCTGGAGCTGGACAGCATCAGTGCAGACGAGTGCAGAGACTTTGCCGAGCTGTATCTAGACGAGGCGTGGCGACCGCAGGGCAGATACAGGCTGACTGGTGTGCTAGACCCCAGGATCAGCCTGGGTGACACAGTGGCCGTGACTGATGGCACTGGCGAGCCTAGGATACTGATGGTGTGGGCCATCAGCGATGGTGGTGCTGGCACAGACCTGACTGCTACTTGGGAGCTAGTGGACTACTCATGACGACGCCGACCGGGCCAGTGTTAGGCAGGCTGCACCTAAATGACGGCCTGGCCACTCAGTTTAATTGGGCTGGCTCTACAGGTCTGGCAGACGGCACAGCCACTGCTGGTGGTGGTGTGGTGCAGACCTTTGGCGAGACGCAGAGGATACTGCCAGGGCCACAGCAGCTGCCACCCCGTGAAGTCACACTTAGTGGCTACCTGCTGCAGGCAGGCGGTATGGCTGAAGGCTGGCAGCGTCTGGGACAGGCACAGGAGCTGATAGCAGGCAGGCCAAGCAGGCTGCAGGTGGGCAGCTTGGGGCTGTCTGTTATGACCACTGGCCTGCGGCCTGACAGGCTCAGAGCCTATGGCAGCCGCATAGACTACACCAGCAGCCTAACTGGCCTGACAGGGGCGTGGGAGGCGTTGTACGGCTATCAGGTGGGGCAGCAGTATGGCATTACCACCCGCTGGGACGCATATCAGGCTGCCAGCTATCAGTACACTGGCCCCAGATTTACTGTGGTGAATCCTGGCACAGCCCCCACACCACTGCGACTGCAGGTCTATGGGCCAGCTGCCAGCTCTGTGCTGTATGTGCGGTGCACTGCACCTGGCTATACCAGACGAGTGGTGGCTAGCAGGACTGAGAGCACAGCTGGGACGTGGGTGGTGCTGCCCAGCATGGGGCTTTTTGTTCCCCCAGGTAACAGCGAGATCAGAATCGAGGACGCAGCTGGGGCACTGGTGGCCACAGCCACTGGGATCAATCTGGCAGGCACTGTGTGGCGGTATGTAGGCAACGACGACAACAGAATGTCAGACCCCATTACTGTGCTGACCTGGTACAGGCGAGACCCTGCCAGCGTGGTGGTGGCCAGCAGGTCTGTGACTGGTGTCAGCGATGCCATAGTGGACAAAGTAGAGCAGAGCGAGCCACGGGTGGGCACCGTTGGTAACTATGCTGCAGCCACAGCTGGTCTGGTGGTCGAGAAGTCTGCCACTAACCTGCTGCTAAGGTCACAGGACCTGAGCGTGACATGGGTACAGACTGGCCTGACCCCGCTGTATACACTGACTGCACCTGATGGCAGCAGCACCGCCTATCAGGGCACCAGTACTGCTGCTGACAGCTTTATCACTCAGGGCGTAACACTATCTAGCGGGACGACCTACACTTTCAGTGTCTGGCTCAGGACCACCACTGGCACTAACACTGTCAATATCTATCT